GTGCTACCGCTGAGAACAGCAGGTAGATACTTGTCAAAGCTAGTTCTTAACTTGACAGTTTGCACACTTTCTAGTAACTCACTCATAATCTCTTTCTGATCCTTGTTCAAAGGACTTAGAAGCTCACCCATTACTTCTTTACGAGCGGCAGTAGCTTGAGCACGAGCAACTTGTTGCTGTGTACTTTCTACTAATGCTTGCTTTTCGGAAATAGCGACTTGTGCTTCAGCGAGTTGTTTATCTTTTTCTGCAACTACTTTCAATAGCTTGCTTGTCTCAGATTTCTCATTTAACAAACTGTGCTGGAATTCAGTAGCATATGCTTCAAAAATCTTACGTCCAAAGTCGTTCTTACGTGCTTGATCAATGTCTTCTTTAAGTTGTCCGATCTCTTTTGAGAGACCTTTTGTAACAACTGATTCAACAAGCTCAGCACTTTGTTTAACAAACTTGCCTTTTAATACAGCAAATTGTTCTTTAGCTTCTTTAATGAGACGTACCTTAGTCTCAGCTAAATCTTTCTTATCTTCATAGAAATCAGCGATTTCTTTAGCTAGAGCTTCTACAATGAAACCTTCCAACTTTGCAAAATTTTCAGCCATAACTCTTTGGTCACTGTGTAATTCAGTGATTTCTTTAGCTAGGCTGTTAAGAACAAATCCATTTAGTTTATCTGAATGCTCACGGATTGCAACAGCATACTTGGCTTTCGCTTCTGCTAGCTGTGCGCGATCTTCTGTGAATTCTTGGATTTCAGCAGTTAAACGATCAGTAACCATCTTGTCGATAGCTTCGATCATTGTTTGCTTGTCATGTTCGTATTTTTGTGCGAATTCTTCGCGTAGTTGTTGAGTAGCTTGTTCACGGTTCTCTTGGATCTTGCGGTCCCAAGCAGACGTGATATCAGCTCTGATCTCTTCAGAAATCACATTGTTCTCGAATAATTGTTTAAGTGCGTCCAACATATGTGATTCTCCCTTGTTATTGGAGTCCGCCTATTATCTTCAATAGGCTTTCTTTCAGGTATTTCTGTGCCTTTGCGTCGCCTTGTACTTCTTGTGCTGTTAAAAATGCCTTATAGCCTCCACGAGTATTCATGATATGCTCATAAATGGGCGTTGGATACGCACCTGGGGCTGATGGTTGAGCTACCACATCCACTGTGATAATCTCGAAATCTGTAACTTCACCGGAACCGTCTTCTTTGACGTTCCCGGATCCGCGTGAGCTAACACCTAACTTAACACCGGACTCTAACATAGTACGTACTAGATTGCCCATTGGTGTAGGAAGGATTTTCATTTTACCATAACCGTTAGGGCCATCCATCCACATTTCTGTGATCATATGGCTTACACGGTCTAGGTTAATTTTTAAATCATCTGGATGGTCTACTTCGCCTAAAACTGAATATCCGCCAGTTACCTGGTCGTTTAGTGTCTTGACAGCCCTGCCGATTTCATTCACAGGGTACACACGCTGATTTGCGTTTTTGATGCCGCCTTGGATGCAAATGCCCTTCATATAAAGGTTCTTGCCCTCAGCGCCATCAGATTCCACAACCATGCGAGCTTGGTCGAAAGTCAAGTTTTCACGTAAGTAAAGACTCATTTGATTAGCGGCCTAATGTGCTTTTTGTATTTTGGCCGTTGTCACCGCCTGCTGGCTTGCTTACACCTTTAAGATGCTTAATACCAGCTTTACCACCTGGAACATTAACGTTACCTGATGCTAAATCTTTTGTTGCTGGGTTTAGTAAACCACCTTTTGTGCCTTCACCGCTTGCAGTGCCGCCTTTAGCGATATTAGCAGTTGTACCGCCCATATCGTTCTTGCTAGCTACTGTAGACTTAGAATTCTGTCCGTTGTCGCCCATTTTTGCTGGAGCAACTTTTTCAACATACTCACGTACATATTCTTCTTTTGGCTCTTCTTCGTCGTCAGCACCAAACTCGTCAGCACCTTCTTCGTCGCCCATGTCTTCTTCGCCTTCTTCGTCGCCCATGTCTTCTTCACCAGCTTCGCCGGCTAACATAGCTTCAAATTCTGCTTTTAGATCTTCTAAAGCGTCTTTGATATCTAGAACGTCGTCTTTAGTAGCTGGCTCTTCACCGCCTTCTTCGCCACCAAACTCGTCGCCTTCTTCGTCGTCGCCGGCTTCTAGGTCACCCATCATGTCGTCTGCTGGATCTGCTCCAACTTCGTCCATGTTCATGTCAAAGCCTTCTTCGACTTCTTCTTCGTCGTCTTCTTCTTCAGAAGCTTCATCTACTTGGACATCATCGTCAAGTAGGTTTTCGTAAATTTCGCGAGATTTAGCTACCACTAGTTCGTGGAATAGTTCCTCGGCTTTTGATTTGTCTTCATTAATAAGATATTCAAGCATCTGCTCGAACTTTGCGCGATCAGTCATGTTATGTCTCCTGTATAGTTATGAGGCAGTTACGCCCGCAAGGCTGTCGATGTATTTAATACTACTGTAAAAAAACCGGTCAATACCGGCTGTTTTTTGTCAGTTTTGATATTTTACTTATTCTGCTGCCGCAGGTGTGGCATACATTCTAGAAATAAACTCCATCTCTGCTTCATGTTCTTTGATATGTAGGTCACTGGCCCTGCGTAGTTCATTGATTTGTTTTAAGGTTAAACGTGTTTTACGAGTATCATCGTCTTGCAACACACTAGTATCGTGTGCAGACATATACTGATCGTCTTGCTCAGACTCAGCAGTACCTCTATTAAAATAAAACAGTTCTCTTAAAATCATAATAGTATTTATTAAGCAGGCATCGAACCAGCTTCAGGAGAAGCCATTTCTGCACCAGCGTCTGGTGTTTCCATGTCAGCAGGAGCTTCTTCACTACCGTCTAATGCGGCAGTATCTGATTCCATTCCTGTTGGGCTTACACCTGCGCCACGTAGTTGTCCAGCGGCATCTTGACCAGGCGCTTTGCCTTCTCCGCTTTCTTCCTGCCATAGTTTTTCGTTTTCTTTCAGGTCTTCGTCTGTCATACCTAGGAAACGTTTTAATGCAAAACGCTTGCTGACAAATGGTAGTGCCACCATCTGTGCAAAGGTTGCAATACGCTGATTATCAAGTTCTGCTTGACGATAAGCGGCAAAGTTTTGTGGACTTTGGAACTTAATTTCAAACAAACTAAAGTCAATATTAACACCCTTGTTGTGCAAAAATAACTTAAACTCAGTATCAAATGTAGTGACCATTAAGTTCTGCAGGCGTTCGCAATACTTGTTAAAGCGTAGTTCTTGAATATATGCTGTGCCAACTCTTCCATCGTTATACTGTGATTGGCTGTCATCTGCACCAGTTGGCAGGTAGCTACTTGGAATACGCAAGGCTCGCATTAACTTGTTAGTAAAGTATTTTAAGTCGTCAATCTCACCTAGGTTAGTACCGCCTGGTAGTGTTTCTACTTTTGATCCACGACCTTCTGCTGTCTGCGGAAAGAAATAGTCTTCGTTGATACTTAGTGGATTATATGTGCTGTCAATACTACTGCCGCCGCCTGTAGAACTTGGAATACGTCTTTGATGTATTTCGTTCTTTACACGTTCTACAAAGCCCATTGCCAAGTGACTTGGCATGTTTCCTACGTCAATGTAGAATACTCTACGCTCCGGAGCACGTTGTACACGATAGATAATGATAGCGTCTTCAAGCAGTTCTTTTTGCTTGTAAACTTTAAAAACTGACTCTAAAAGACTGTTTCCAAAAGGATAGTTGTTGTCTAGACCTTCGCTTAGACTTAGATGTATTACATGCTTTGCTTCAATAGCATGTTCGTTTTGTTGTAGGCTAAATCTGCTTCCGGGTGTAGGAGTTGTAGTTCCAACCATACCTCGGCCACCGCCACCACCTTGTGTATAAGGAGCCGCGCCGGGTGCTTGATTTTGTGTATTTGGGTTAATCTGTGTTACTACTAGATGCTGAAAGTTAATGTTGATGTCACGAATAACATACTGTTCAGGCTGTTTACCTTCACTTTCGTTAACAATAATCTTAGTAATCTTACTTGGATCTACGTAGAACCACTTTTGTGTTTCTGGATCACGTAGGAAGAATCCGTCGCCGTATTTGAACAAGTTACGTGCAATACGGAACATACGTGTGTCTAACTTCTGCATCTTAGTCCACTGTTGTAGATACTCTTTTAAGATGCCTACTTCGCTAGTAGTTGGACTACCGCGGAACTGTAGCGTAAATGGTGTGTTGTTTTCTTTGTTCTTTTGTGTGCAGAACTCTGCCAGGATGTCTAGTGCGGCATTGACTTCTGAGTCCCAGTCCATTGTATCGTACTGAAGATAACGTTCAATACGATTTGGGCTACCAGAATATACATCAGGTAGGTATGAACTATAGTTGCTACGTGCTGGTCCTGGCTTTCCACCACTGCCGTAGATTGGGCTAACAGTACCAGACTGTGTAGTTGTCACTGGTGAAAAATACTTTTTCCAACTCATATATTATCCTATTTTAACCTCGGCCGCCTGATATTACGCCTGGGCGTCTGCTTGCAATAGTGTCGAGGTGTTTCTTAGAATCTGATTCTATGCTGATAAGACTCGACACATTACTATTTAACGTATCTAGCTTCGAGCCGAGGTCATTTAAGAGTCCCTCTTGTGTCTTAGATTTAAGTGCATCTAACTTTGGAATAAACTTGTCAATAAAACTTTCGTTGAAGTCCTTGAACGCTTTGCTCAAACCTTCAACACCTTCTTTAATCTTTGTTAATCCTTGATTATCTAACTTTTGGAAACCTTCTCTAGCACCCTTCAACTGTTCTGATAGTGCTCTTAACTTATTTGTACCATCTGCTAGACTAGTTAGTTGCTCTTTACTGAATGTAAACTCTTTAAGATCAAACCCTTCAGTTGCAGTTCTAAATGCTCCAATAGCTTCTGCGGCTGCTGATATGTTTGAAGCCTGCGCTCCAAGACTAGTCATTGTTGTTGTAAACTTTGGAAGATTATCTGTTAGAGTAATAAAGCTACTAGTCTGCTCGCTAGTCATTGCCAGGTTAGCTAGATTCATTCCTGCGATTGCAGTTTTAAATGCTGTAAAACCATTTGCGGCTTCACCTAGTCTTGGACCAAGATTGGCCATTTTGTTTAACACACTAGCTTCATCTTTAGCAAATAGACCGCCAAGCCCACTGCTTAGTCCCGATAAGAATCCCGGACTAAATCCGTCTAGTGCTTTCTTAATAGCGTCAATACCTGCGGCAGCGGATAACATTTTATCGCTAGGAATTTGACTTAGTGTTAGAATCTGTTGTGTAGTAGCATCAATAACTGCCGTACGCATGGCAGTAATCTTGTCCATCAATGTACCGATTGCAGTCAAAGGTTTTGTTACTGCGGTGCCTATTACATCTATTATTTTACTAATGCCGTTAAATGCAACTTGCAATATATCGCCTAATGCTTTTAATGTATCTATTGGAAACACACTTACTGCTAGTCCTAATGCGCCAATAGCGGCAGCACCAAGACCAATAGGAACAATAAACTGGCCCATGATACCTGCGGCGAGGCCAAATGCACCAATAGCTGTTACACCTTTGCCGATAGTTTCCCAATCTAAGTCTTGGAATCCTGAAAGACCTTCAGCAAGTTTTTCAACTCCTAAGCCAATAGCAAACATGCTGGCTCCAATGGCTGCTCCCTTAGCTAACCATCCTGCGGCTTGGGCTAAAGAGCCACCTAATGATGCTAGTGCTCCGCCGCCGCTAACTGCTCCGCCGGCAGCGCCTGCAGGGCCTGCGGCTTTGCCTCCGCCCATTCCAAATAGACTTTTAATAGAATCAGCAATCTTTGCGGCTACAAATAATCCTACAATACCTGCGCCAACCATAGCAATCAATGAGTTGTCTTTAAAGAATGATTTAATACCATCCATTATAGCAGAACCAATAGAGGATATAGCTTTACCTATAATGACTTCCATTATAGATTTGTCCGGGGCTCCGTCTTTGCCTTTTAAATCTGAGTCCTTAATATTAAATAGATCTTTAATAAAGGCTTCTAATCTAGTCTTTATTGCTTGGCCAAATCCAACTTTGCCAACGTCCTGAATAAACATGTGCAGACCAAATAAGAAATCACTAAATGCAGATGCTATTTGATCGAGTATATTAGATAAAGATCCTTCGTTGTCTCCTACAAAGTTTTGTAGATATTTTTCTAAATCTTGGAATACTTCGCTGTTTAATATCTTGTCTTCAATCAGTGCTCTAAATCTTACAATAACATCACTAAATGATTTGTAAAACTTTTCAACTGCATTAGCCTTCTCAGAGGCTCCGGCGGCTTTTTTATTTTCTTCTTCAACTTGCGCGGCACTCTTTTGAGTTTTAGAAGCCATATTCAATATAGCTTCTCTCATTTTTGCAAATCCTGGACGTTGAGCATCCAT